TATTTCATTTTTTTTTTTAAACTTCTTTTACCACGAATAGTTACCGGATTATCAGTATAAGATTTAGATGAATATTTTATAAAAGGAAATAATCCGGTAATACCGTCTTTTATATCAGTAGTTTCAATTAGATCTTCTCCAATTAATATTGTACGCTCTCTTCCCTTATGTTTTTCTGGCGGACCCTTTAATGTTCCTTTTCCCGCATAAGAATGATTAAATTTAGGTTTAGTAGTTTCTCTTTTCTCTGTACAACTTTCTATATCACTACAATATATTCCATTATTAATTGGTGGATATCTTGTATTTTCTATTCCTAAACATAAACTTTTTTTTTTTGATATTACTTCACAATTGAATAACTTATTTGGACTATATGTTGTAATTTCCCCATCTTTACAATTAAATATATATTCTTCGGTAAGAGAAGCAATAGTTGCTTTTGCTGGTGCTTTTGCTTTTGCTTTTGCTTTTGCTTTTGCTTTTGCTTTTGCTTTTGCTGGTGCTGGTGCGGGTGATGGTGCTGGTGCTGGTGCTTTTGCTTTTCCTTTTGCTGTGTCGGTAAACAAATCTTCAATATATTTAATTTCACATACTTTTCCTGTCCCCATTACAATTTTATATTTTTCGTCTTGTGGTATAAATTCTTTACTAATTAATAATGTAACTCTTTCGAAAATATTACACCATTCTATTAAATTACTTTTTTGTTTATTTAAATTAGCCGAATTTCCAATCCATATAAATAAAACTTCATTTAGTTCATTCTCAGGATATTCTAATTGGTGACTTTTTTCTAGTTCTTCACATATTAATTTTATATATTCTCCACCTCTATTAAAAATATCTTCGTTATTAAAAACTGATGAAAATTTATTTCTTTGACTGCATATTTTTATTAATTCTTCTAAATAACCTTCATGTAGTTCATAATTATAATTATATATACTAAAAAAATCGGGTGTAAATTTATTACGTGATTGTAAATATGGAAAAAAAACACCTCCAAATCCTTTTTGTTTTACTTTGTTAATTTTTTCTTTCAGATGATGTAAATATTTTATTCTTCGTAAAACGGGTGGATAACCTCTTAATCCGCTTACGCAATTTAAATCTAAATATAATGTTCCTGGATTTTGTAAAGTGTAAATAAATGATAATGCATCTTTAATAGTTATTCTAATTTTTATATCTTTACTTGATTTTCCTTTGCATAGTTGTATCCAATCATTATAAAAACCAATAAATTGTTCATTTACTGCTTTATTTGGAAATTTAACTCTCTCACCTAAACTATAAATATTTTGTAGTTTACATTCTTTAATAAATCTTTCCGTAGGTATTAAATTTGAACTATTTCCTCTAAAAAATAGAACTGCATTATTCAAATCTTCTATTGTATCAATACTTCTAGAAGAATTGTTTTCTGCTGCTGTGTTAGATGCTGCTGTGTTAGATGCTGCTGTGTTAGATGCTGCTGTGTTAGATGCTGCTGTGTTAGATGCTGCTGTTTTAGATGCTACTGTTTTCGCTACTCTCTTTGCTCTTCTCTTAAACAATGATGCCATAATTATATAATATAATAAGATATTTTTTAATAATAATTTTGTTCGAATAATTGATTGAAAATTAAATATTTAAATTCTCTTTTCATTGAGTAATATAATTCTCTCCTTAATCCTATTATAAAAAACATAGTTAAAAAATGAGTAATTAATCTCATAATAATCCACCAACTATAAAATTGAATAGGTTCTAGATTTTTATCATTTTCATCTAACATATTACTACTATTCATTCCGGAAACCATACAAGGAGCTATACCTGGTCCAGGTGATGTCATTTGTCCACAATAATATAAATTATTAATATAAAGTGATTTTATTTTAGGTCTGATAAAAATATTTTGATATCCGTCGCAACTTAATCCATATGCATTACACCTATAAGAATTGAATTTAGTAAAAAATTTTTCATTAACAAACTTTCTTTTTTCTATAATATGATTATTGATATCTATTTTACAAAAATCAGATATATTCTCAATGACATATTTGAAAATACGATTAACTTCATAAGTTGGTATATCTCTATTAGGATTACTAGGAATTAAAATAAACAAATTTTCGTGTCCTTCAGGTGCCTCTTTAAATAACTTAGTAGTTATATTTACATAAAATAATGGTTTGGGTGGTAATATATTTGTATTGTATAAAAAAAAGGTATGTTCATCTAAATTTCCTTTAAAGAATAAATTATGAAATTCTAATTTAGGTAATTTAATATCCAAAGTGATACTAAATAATATTGCCGAAGGGCATACTTTCATTTTATCCCAATAAATTTTAGGATATGACCTAAATTTATTAGGTAATAGTTTTTCTATATGATAATAATCTGCTGAATTTAGAACGTAATCTACTTCTATTTCTTCTGAATTTACTATAACTTTTTTAATTTCATTATTTTCTATTTTAAAATCTTTTACTTCTGTATTTTTTAGAATTTTAATACCCCTACAATTTCTTTCCAATAATTCTATTATTTCAATCATACCTTTTTTTTTAGGTATATAAGTTCCTTCTTTTAACATACTATAAGTTAAAAGAGTATATAATCCAGGTATATTTTTAGGACTTGACCCAATAAATAAAGCAGGCCATTCCAATATTCTTTGTATATTTTCATAATTTGTTACTTTTTTACATAAATTCCGATAGGTTGTTAATATTTCAAACCTGAATATATAATATGGCAGTTTTGGTATTAAATAATCAGAAACACTAATATTTGGTAAATGAATAAACTTACCTAAACCCTTTTGAAATTTGTATTTTGCTTTTGCCATAAAAGTATTTAATTTATTTAAAATGTTTGGATCATACATAGAAAATATTTTTTTAGTCATTTCAAAATCAGCAGGTATATCAAATACATCCTTTTCAAAAATTATTTTATATTGTGGATCTAACCTTTCTAATTCATAAACATCTTTTATACCTAATTTCTTGTAAATTGATTGAATTAAAGATGGAAACCAATACCAACTAGGTCCATTATTGATTATATAATCTTCTTCTTTTGATTGATAAAGTCTACCACCGAGATTATTATTCTTTTCTACCAATATTACTTTGAAACCTTTATTTTTGAGATTTATGGATGCTACAAGTCCCGAAATACCTCCGCCAATAATTAATACAGTTTTCATAAAAAAATAAAAATATTAGATTTAAATAAAATTTAATATTTAAATCTTTATTACTCTTTTGATTATTTTTTCTTGAAATTCTATGTATTTAATTATATTTTCTTCTTCGCATTTATTATTTGATAACCATTTTAGTTCTTTAATTTCAATTTCTTTATTATTAATAAATTTATTGGTGCAATAAATAGAACCTAAAATTATAGATTGTATATCATCAATGCTATTAAATTTTTGAATAGTCAAAGTTACTATATCAAGTAAAAGTGAATTCATAGAATTAAAATACTTAACATTATATTTTGGTGAAATAAATTTCTTCATAATTTCATAAATCCAATCTACCATAACTTCGTATGTATTCCTAGATTTATAATTAAATATTTTCTGTCTGGTTGTAAAGAACCTATTATTTATACTTTCTCTAACTTCAATATCATGGGGATTTACTCTATCAAATAGGATAATTTGTCTTAGGAAGTAATCAATAAATATTTTTTCACCATGAATACTTGTAATAGTATATATAGGAGCAAAATTATTAAATTGAGAACAATCTATCCAAGCTTGTGGGACTTGGTTTAATAATTCTAAATAAGGTTTTTTAAAAATAATATTTTGAATTTTTAAGGAATTATTCCTAGTACAAATTAAACTATCATATTTATAGTCTTTATTACTTACTTCCTGAATATAATAAATAAAATTTTTGATTTGAATATCATTTCTACACATGGGGCACGATTTTTTACTATTTAACCATAAAGAAATACATTTTTTATGAAATATATGACCACAAGTTGTTTTATGCTCTTGGGGTTTGGGTATTTCTTCAAAACATATAGGACACTGACACATTTAATAATCATAGACACTCAAATTAAAAATCAATTTTAAAATTAATTAAATAATTAATTCACATAAAGAAATGAATTAACATATATATTATAAATATGCCTAAAAGAAACTACGAACTCGCCTTCGGTAAAAATAAATATAAATCTAAAAAAGAGAAAATTGAGGAAGAAACTGAAGAAGAACCCGAGATGGTGGATATGGATTTTTTTGGAATGGGGGATTCAGTTAGTGTAAGGGATAACCATATCTATTTTTATGGAAATGTAACTACTAAAAATGCTGTTAGATTAAATACTACAATTAAAGATATTACTAAAAAATTAATTAATGTTAGAACAGATTATGGAGTTGATAACCTTAAAATTCACTTACATATAAATAGTTTTGGAGGTAGTGTCTTTGCGGGATTATCTATAATTGATACTATTTTGAGTAATGAAATACCGATTGTCTCTATTATTGAAGGTAGTGCGGCTAGTGCTGCCACTTTAATCAGTGTTGTTTGTTCTGAAAGAATAATTAAACCAAATTCATTTATGTTAATTCATCAATTGAGTAGTGGATTTTGGGGTAAAATGGAGGAAATTAAAGATGAATTTATTAATTTAAAAAAATTAATGAAGAAACTCAAAGGTATTTATAAGGAACATACTAGTATAAAGAAAGAGGACCTAAAAGATTTATTAAAAAGAGATTTGTGGTTAGATAGTGGTGAAGCTTTAAATTATGGGTTAGTAGATAGAGTTGAATAAGTTTATTATTATTTTTAAAAATATCTTTTTAATATTAAAAATGAATGATTTTGATTTTTTAAAAACAAAAACGAATAGATTAAAGAGAAAATTAAATAAGTTTAATAAAAATTTTGTAAATACAGAAGAAATTAATTCTGATTTATTATTTTTAATAAATCAGAATTTTGATAGTTTAGAAAATTTACTTGATATTTTTAATGCTCATGGTAAAAAAGAAGAAGAATTAAAGGAATTGGTTAAAAAAGATATTAAAGCAAAAAAAATTATTGATAAATTTCTTCCTTTAATGTTAATGTATCAAATGAATTCTTAATTATCCGAAAAGTATAGTTTTGTAAACATCGCCATCAAATTTTTTTAATTTTCGAACACTTAAAGTTTCGCTTATGTCAAATAATTTTTGAATAATTGAAATATAATATTTAGTTTCCTCATCAAATATTTTATTTTTATTTATTTTAGGTTTCATTAAATGTATTTTTCCAATAGGATATTTATAGAATTTTTTAAAAAAAATTGTATGTCTTTTGAATACCTTTTTAAATGTAGTTATATCTGGATGATATAATAGATTGGAAGTAATATAGGCGTTTTTTTCTTCTTTTTTTAAAAAAGTACAATCAATAGTATCATATTCAAACTCATCTTCATCTAATTCATCTTCATTAATTTTGGAATAAAATTTTTTAATTTTTTTTATAATTTTTAACATATTCTAGATACTTGTGATATATATCTTTATTATATTCATTATCTAACGGTTGCTGGTCTTTCTCGCCATTTTTATGAATAATAATAATATTACTTGTCTTCACATATTTCTTCTGTTTTTTTTCAGTTGTTTTCTCAATAAAAGGTGCGTCAACCTTCTTTATCAACTCATAATTTTCCCTGAAAACCCTATTAATAAATGCTTGTGCTTTTTCAATATGAAGAATTTCTCTAGCCCCGGTGATAATTACACTACCACTCTGAAAAGCAGCAATCGTAATTTTTTTACAATTTCCGTCTCCATTTCCCTTCCCTTTCCCGTCACATTTCTTAGTACAATAACATTTACCTTCAAAAGGCATATTTTCATATGATTTATTCCAGAAATATTTACTATTTACACCTGGATAAATACCAGGTTCATATCTAGTAACTATATTGTATTCTTTTGTTAAAATTGAGAATAGATTATTCCTTTTAATTTTGAAATTGATATTGAAATCACTATTAATTAAAACAATATTAATATCTTCAATCTTAATATTCTTTAAATTTTCAATTGATTCCGCATAAATTTCACTTGTAAATGTGTCTTCTTTTTCTGTTATCTCTTCAAATATTTTATCTCTTAAAAGAACATTCTTGTCATTTTTATCAACTTCGAAAAAACTTTCATCTAAGTAATCAATATCCATAACTTCTAAATAATGTTTAATTAATTGGGAATCCAATAATTTTTCAATTGGAACTAAACCATTAGTAATTTTTAATTTTTCAATAATTAGATTTAGAGCAGCTTCACCATCATCTTTTCTTTTAACTCCAGTCATTTGGATTTTCCCATTACTAAATATCTTTATATTAATATGCTTAAGAGGATTTAATTTGACAATAATAGTTGCTTGATTAAAGAATGGTCTATTATTTTTTTTAATATTACTACTTTTAACTGGTTTATCTCCATAAACCATAGAAATAATCTTATTATCCAATTTAAAATAACGACTGACTACTTCTAAATTAATATTACAATTAAAACTAGTAATCATTGTCATTGTAGAAATACGATATTTAGTTGGTTCGGGATAATCCACAACCTCCTTTTTTTCAGGTTCTACCTTCTTAATTTCAGAACCTTCATCCGTAAAAATATTATTAAATAAATTGGTATATTTATTCTTGAAAACTTCCATTTTAAAATACTTGTAAATAATTTACCTAAATAATTTAAATCAATTTTAATTATTTTTAAACATTTTATATTTAAAGGATTTTATTATTTTATGCCTACATAGTATATGGATACACAATCACTATCTCAAAAAACGGTAAAAATATTATCACAAAAAATTTCATTAGATTGGATACATCCTTATAAAAATTCCTCTACAGGAAAAAGTATTGGAACAGGTTTCTTTATAAATGATAAGGGTTATATATTAACTTGTAGTCATGTAGTAGAGCACGCCAAGAAAATATTTATTCAAATTCCTAATTACGGAAAAGATAAAATAGAAGTTGAAATAGTTGGTTTATGTCCAGATTTAGATCTAGCACTATTAAAAACTATAAATTATAAAAATAAAGATTTTTATGAATTACATAATAAAGATGAAGTTTACAATATAAAACCTGGTGGAGATGTATATGCGATTGGATTCCCATTAGGACAAGATAATATTAAATATACAAAGGGAATTATTAGTGGTAGACAACATACTTTAATTCAAACAGATACTCCTATAAATCCTGGAAATTCCGGCGGTCCTTTATTATTGGACGGAAAAGTTATAGGTATAAATACATCTGGAATATTATTTGCTAATAATGTAGGGTATGCTACTCCAATTTCATATTACTATTTAATTAAAGATTTATTGAAAAATAAAAAAATGATAAAGAGACCATTTTTAGGATTGTCATATCAAAATACTAATGAAGCACTTCTTAAAGTAAAGAAATGTAAGTGTCCTTCGGGTATATATGTAAAACACGTTTTTAAAGGAAGTCCAGTTGAAAAATCCGGAATTAAAAAAGGTGATATTATTTGTTCGATGAACGGAGTAAAAGTAGATAATTTTGGATTATTTGAAAAGGAATGGTTTAATGAAAAAATGAAAATGAGTGATTTACTTAGACAAATCAAAAACAATGAAGAAATTACTATTGAATATTGGAGAGGTAATAAACTTTTAAAGAAAAAATTTAAATACGTAGATTTTGATTTGGTGATTAACAAAAAATATGAATTGTATGAGAAAAAACAAATTGATTATGAAGTTTTCGGTGGTTTTATTGTTATGGAATTGACTAATAATCATTTAAATGAAATTATGTCTCATATACACATAAATAATTCTTCTAAAATTAGTATGAGACTAAATAATATTATGAAATATTTAGATAATGAAAATAAAACCGAAAAAAGACTTTTAATTACACACGTTTTTCCTAACTCTATTCTCTCTAATTTGGAAGTTTTGTCTGAATATGATATTATAAAGGAAGTGAATGGTAAAGAAATTAAAACTCTCGAAGATTATAGAAAACAGATGAAGAAAAGTATTTCAATAAAAGCTTCTAAATATGTGGAAATCACAACCGAAGTAAATAAGAGAGTTGTCATGAAAATATCTGAATTATTAGAAGAAGAAAAAATATTCTCTGAAACTTATAAGTATAATTTAGGTATTTTATACAATTTTTATAAAAAAAATACTAAATCAATTAAACAAAAAAAAACCCTAAAAAAGATAATTTTATATAAAAAATCATCAAAAAATAATAAGATTTATTGAAAAAGAAAAAAAAAAATTATTAATTAATGGTAGTGTTTTTTTGACATTTCTTATTGCCTGCTCTCTTCGTACAATGCCAATTCCCATGGAATAACTACCATCTTTAACCAATTGGCGAAATTCTGCGTCTCCTCGTCGAAACGCATCAGTAGGAAAGTGTATCCAACCAACTGCCAGATGTTCTCCTTCACGTGTTCTGGAAATCCCTTGTAAACCTCCAAAACCTCCGTACTTCTAATATCTTCAAGTTCGAAGTTGACCCCCGATCCCTTATCATAGAGGTCTCTCGTGATACCTTCCATACCCTGAGGGTATTCAAAGGATATTTCGCACAATTTTAGTAATTCCACCAACTCATTGGTAGAAGTAATATGTATGGTTCTATTTTGTTCCATGCTAATTTTTTTTATTCAGATTTTCATTTTTCAATTTTTTTTAAAGAAAAAAATAGTCTAATTCTATTTTTTCTAATATAAATAAGGATCTAACTACAAGTAGTTGCTAAGTGGGTCAATCGCCCACAAATACGCAAGGTCCTCCCCTATCTCTCCTCCCATGCTCAAACACCTAGCATAATCCATGGTTCCAACATCTGGAACGTCTCTGTCTGGATTAATACGTCTCAATTCTTTCTCAATTGTACGAATGCGCTGTATATCTCGCTGTCTGCGTTCGAGAGCCTCTCCTGGGTCCATATCAAGACAATCGCTGTCTTGTTCTAATAAGATTATCAAAAGTTCTTCTTGCAAAGTCTCCACATCAAACTCTTCATCTTCTCTCTGGATCTGTTTGATTTTCTTTGTCTCTCTTTCACTTTTCATATTTTCTTCGTAAACCCATTGCTCAAATGCTTTATTCTGACTTGCTTCCCATACCTCATATTCCCCCGGAACTACGATGTAATAAATCCAATCAGCAATAGCAAACGCTTCTGGCATATTTTCAAAACTATCTACTAGCATTAAGAATGCTTTCTTCTTAACTTCTAAAAGTTCTCCAAATCTCTCTAAAATTCCACACCTCCCAATCTCTTTAAAATCTTGAAATTCACTCGCTTCCCCTTTGGATATCATGAACTTTGTAAATTCTGTATCAATCGCACTCAACTGTGCTATTAAATTCGCCTTTGTAAAAATTGTTTTAGTAATGTCATTAAAAGTCCCCCCGTAGAGGGTCGGGTGAGGTGCATCAACCGCCCGGTTTAAAGTAGAATATCACTACCATAGGATTTCTTCGATACAACTTTTTTACAATTGCCGATTGACTGTGGGCTGCACAGTCCTAGGGGTTTATTTCCTGGTGTTTGTTTTAGTCTCAATTGACCCACCCTCCCTTATATTCAAACTACAAGATTATCACATCTTATACACGCCGCCAATAGGTGCGTACATACAAGTTGTCCACATAGATATGTTTGAACCGCACGTGCCTTGGGAAAATAATATAACACATTAATTTCTTACGATCGCCGCACTTGAACACCCCCCGGTGCTCCAATTTTTAATTTTCATATTTTTACGTTTTCAATTTTTTTTTTATTTAAAAGTAAATCAATATTTTTATCTATATGTTACGAAGATTTTCCACATTACCTAATTTTTTAAATAAAAATTTACAACCTAAATATATTCCTTCAACACCTATTTTACCAGAAATAGAAAATGAAATTAATAAATACAAAATTATAAATGATTCTAATCCTGTCCCTGCTATTATAAATGGAAAAGCGCGTTACGAAGGGGAATATAAAGAAGTTGTCTCTCCATTTGATAAATATTATTATGGGTCTAAATTTCATTACACTCCTGATAAGTTACTTAGAGAAGCAACAAATGAACATTTCAAAGCAAAGAAACATTGGAATAATATAAAATTTGAAGATAGATTAGATATATTTTTAAAAGCAGCTGATAAAATAGAACATAAATACTATAATGAATTGATTGCTACAACTATTTTAGGACAAAACAAAACTCCATATGAAGCAGAATTAGATACCATATGCGAATTAGTAGATTTTTTAAGATTTAATGTTGAATATACATATCAAATATTGAGTAAACAACCAATTAGTCCCGATGGTTATAGGAATATTTCACAATATTTACCTTTGAATGGTTATGTTGCTGCTATTACTCCTTTTAATTTCACAGCAATAGCAGGTAATTTAGTATCAAGTGCTTTAATGATGGGAAATAGTGTCATATGGAAACCTAGTGAAAGTGCCATGCTATCTAATTTTTTAGTATGGGAAATTTTAGTAGAAAGTGGTGTTCCTCCTGAAATATGTAATTTTGTTCCAATGAGAGGAGAAGAATTCTTTAATACTATAAAAACAGACAAAAATTTAGGAGGTATAACTTTTACAGGAAGTAGTAAAGTATTTAATAATATTTATAGAGAAGTAGGTAATAATATTGATTTATATCATAATTATCCTAGATTAATAGGAGAAACTGGTGGGAAAAATTTTCATTTTATTGACGACGTAGATTTAAATGACGATGAATTTGTTAATCATATAATAGATAGGACATTTGAAAGTGCTTATAACTATTCTGGACAAAAATGTTCTGCTTGTTCGAGAGTATATTTACCGGAAAAAATGTTTCCAATTTTTAAAAAAAAAATGGAAAAAAAGAAGAATGAATTAAATAAAAATTATATAGAAGGTTTTCTAAATTACGGAGTTATTAATCAAGAAGCATTTGATAAAGGTCAGAATAGACTTTTAAAAAGTGTCGAGGATAAAGAAATTGATATAATTTATGGCGGTTCATTTAATGATAATAGGTGTTTTTTTATGGAACCAACTATGGTAAAGTGTAATAACCATAATAATGAAATATTCCATAATGAATATTTCTTACCATATTTAGCAGTTTATACCTATAAATCAGAAGATAAATATGAAACATTAGATCTATGTAAAGAAAATCATAATAATTATAGTTTAACTGGTGCTATATTTAGTAAAGACGATATATTCATAAGAAGTGCTGATGAAATATTAAAATATAGTGCCGGTAATTTTTATATAAATGACAAATGTACTGGAGCAGTAGTGGGACAACAACCATTTGGGGGGAGTGGAAAATCGGGAACTAATGATAAGGCGGGTGATATAAATGCTTTATTTAGGTATATGAATCAAAGAAATATTAAAATTTTAGAATAAAAAAATTGATATAAAAAAAAAATATATTTATTAATTATTATGATTGAACCAAATTTGAAATCCCTAGCTCAAAGTTATAATTGTGATAAAAAGATTTGCCGTAAATGTTACGCCAGATTGAATATTAGAGCAACTAATTGTAGAAAGTGTCCTTCTTCTGATTTGAGATTAAAGAAAAAATTAAGGTAAATTAATTTAGATATTTACAGAAATAGTAAAGCATCGTATTAATATGAAGTCCAAACCCGTTTTCTTCAAAATTATTAAAAATAATTTTTTTATTTATTCTATTGTGAAAAATCATAAATTCTTCTTCTGTCAAATTTAAAGTTTTCATAACAAATTTATTTAGGATTTTTAATTTACCTAAATAATCATTTAATTCAATATCTAATACATCATATATTCTAAGGAATAATATAGTATATAAATCATATAAAAATGTAATTATATCATACTGGTATGGTTTAAATCTATCACATAAATTATTTTTTCTTGAACAACTATACCTAAATTCATATACCTTGGAATAAATAGTATTTTTATATTTTGTTAATATTCTCTCTGATACTTTATCTGTTCTGGGTAAAATTTTCAATGTTTTAAATTCTAATGATGCCTTATCTAAATCAGATATTAAGGGAATAAAATCAGTAATAAAACCGGAATTATTTTTTTTTTCAGAAGTATTTTTTTTTATAAATATATTTTTACATTTGAAATCTGAGTTAATATAACCTAAATTTTCATTCAAAAATTTTATACATTTGAAATATTCTTTTAGTTTATTGACTAAATCCTTAAAAAAGGTATCTAATATTTTTTGATTTTCTATATTTTCAATAATTTTAGGTATATGATTATTTATTATTATTTCATATAAATTGGTATAATAATTATTTTCAAAATTAAATCCTATTTTATCACTAATCATAAATGAATGTTTTTTATTAAGACCAATTCTCTTTATTGGTATTAAATATTTTTGGAATTTTTCTTGATATATAGTATATTTTTTAGGTGTTAAAAATAATTCTATATTTTCAAATATAGAATTAACAATCAATTCATTAAATGGGAAATATATTTTAATACATCCTTCTGAATAATCTATTTTATATTTTCTCGATTCTTCCAACCTAAAATATTTAAAAACTAATTCTTTATTACCTAATTTAATAATTCCTACCTTAGCACCTGATTTACCTAATTTTGAATTATCGAAAAATTTAGTTTTTCTTATTAAAGCAGTAAAATTTCTATCACTTTTCAGGTTTTCGAAAAAAGAATGTATTAATCTTAAACTCTGTTCTGTGTTATTTAATTCTAGTGCTATTTTAACTACGTTTGCCAATAAATTTTTTTTGTCAATTATTTTAGAATTCATTTATTATTTACTAACAAAAAAAAATTAAAAAAATTATTAATTCCTATTATTAAATAAAGTAATAAAAACTATTCCTTCTTTAAAACTTTTTTTTATTTTTCAAATTATCAGTTATTTCTTCTTCTGTAGTAGGTCTAACTATTCTATTAAAATTATCAAATACTATAATATCACCTTTTTTATATATTTCTTCCTCTAAACAATATACATTTTTACTAAATTTGATTAATTCATAAATTTCATTTTTAGTTTCTTCAGTATCGTAATGCATACTAATCCAAAAACCAATTTTTTCATAATTTTTAGGATTGTAAATTATATAGGTATACCAAAGTATACAAAGTTTTAAACTTTCAATAATAACATTTTTGTTTTTTAAATTATAATCTATGCCGCCGCTATCACTATATGTATAACTTTTTAACCAATAATTTTTAAAAATAGGATTATCTTGATATTCTTTTTCATGGACTGGACTATAATGTAAATTATTTCCACTAAATAATGGTCGAAGTTTACTTTTAAAATCCTCAAACAATATGTTTACCTTTTCTTCTAGAGATAAAGGTTTTTCTTTCATAAAATCTTCAGGTGTTAATAAAGAATTCATTTTTATAATTATTTTAAAAAAAAAATATAATCAATTTTTATATAGTAAATGTTTTGTGTCAAGAAAAACGGTAAAAAATATTGTGTTAATAAGGCACCTAAAATGTCAGGAGAAGATATAGTAAGAATACAGATGGAAGCAATGAAAAAGAATTATCGTAGTAGTGGAATCAGAAGTGCCTATAGATATGCTTCACCCGAAAATAGAATGAATACAGGACCTTTTTTTGAATTTAGGAATATGGTATTAGGTAATACTTATCATCATTTATTAAATTGTAAAAGTTATATAATTAAAAATAAAAAGTATAGTAAAAATGATTTGAATTTTAGTTGTTTAGTGGAAGTTCAATCCAATAAAGATAATAAATTTTACATCTATGAATTTAAATTGTCAAGACAATTTGATTATCTAAATAATATTCCTCTATTTGATGAACATACTGGATTTGACCTTAAATTATATTGGAGAACTAATTCAGTTATCTTAAAAGGTGAAAAAACATTTGAAAACTTCAAATTCGAAAACTTCAATAATATTACTAAAAATGTTTTAGGTAGACCCATTAAAATGTGTTCAGCAAGTCCAATGACAGGTTATTTCAGGGACGGTATCTGTAATACAGACGAAACAGATAGTGGAACTCATGTTGTATGTGCAAAAATGACTAAGAAATTTTTGGAATATACTAAAAAAAAAGGTAATAATTTAAGTACACCTAATCCTCAATATAATTTTCCTGGTTTGAAACCTGGAGATAAATGGTGTTTATGTGCTTTGAGATGGAAACAAGCAGTAGATGGGAAAGTTGCTCCTATGTTGGATTTAGACGCCACTCATAAAAAAGCACTTGATTACGTAAATATGGATATGTTGGAAAAAAATAAGTTATTATAATTTTTATTATATATATATATATAAATGGGAGGTTATAATTCATATGATATACTTATTGATAATCCTAGTAGCATTTTCCCTTCAGAAGAATTAGAACCTAGAATAAAAAAATATTTATGGAATAATAAACTTAGGGTTATTACTCCAAAAGGGAAAATAACAGGAATAGGAATGAGTGATGGATATGGAAATGTAACTGTGGGGAAAAAGACATATAATATTATTAATTGTGAAAAACATTATGGATTTAAATATAAGTTTAAGTGTTCATATATAAATGAAGATGAAAATCCAAATAAGGGATTGATGATACACGATGTTGTTTATACATATTTGAAACAACATAAATCCTTTATTAAGTTGAAATCGGAATATAATATTTATGACGCACTTATTAAATTTGTTAGTAATCCAAAAAGAGACACTGGATTAATGGGTAAATACAGAAATTATCAAGATGTTTTTATAGAAACTGGAAATTATGAACCAGAACCTTATTCACAAGAAGAATTCAAATTATTAACTGTGAGTAAATATTCGGCAAAGAAAAAGAAAGCATTAGGTTGGATACAAACAGAAAAAAAAGAATGGATACGTATAGATAAAGATACGATAATTGAAAATAAAAATGATTATATGTTAGTAGATCCTAAAATTAATAAAGATAATAAAGAGAGAATTGTAAAACTTGTTGATTTATTTATAAAATATACACTAAAAAGTAAATAATTTTTAGAAATACTGATAGAATAATTCTCTTTCCTTAGGTTTTCCTTTGAAATTAGGAATAAATGGTATTTTAATTATTTCGACAAACCCTTCTGATTTTACGGGTTCATCTAAATATTTAAAGTAGGAGTGTATTACAATATCGCTTAATCTTTTTGATTTTTCAACTTTACACCTAAAATTATTAAGGAAGAAACTCTGTGTTTTATCTACATTTAATTTTAGGAGTAATACTTTTTCTTCAGGTTTATATTTTTTAACTAAATCTAAATAATCTTTTCTACTGGATTTTTTAGAATGTGTATTATCAATAATAATTCTCTTTCCTTCCAATTTGATAAGTTTTTCAAATGTATTGATACACTTTTTTTTAGTTTTTAAAGTATCCATATTGATAATATCTGTATAGTAAAATTCCTTTACCATTCTTTTAGAAAGATAAGACTTACCTGACCCAGGGGGTCCTAAAAACATAATAATATTATATTTGGAAATTTCTTTCCAATTAATATAAGTCTTATCCATTTTCCCTTCTTTATCTTCTTTCATAAATTTATTTTGAGCAGTATTATCTAGTAGAAAACTTCTATGGTCGTCTTCGTCAAAGAATTGTTCCGGTGTCATAAAAAATATTTTACAATTTAGGGCGAACATTCTATCACTACATGAAAAATCAGCCTTCTTACTATTTGTTTTTGTTCTTCCAGCAGCGTCTCCTACATAAAAACTATCTTTATGAAGTTTTTTCTTATGCTGATATAAATAGAAGTCCATCATACCTGTATTAGGTTTTCTACAAAAATCACCTTGTATAGAAATAAAGAATTGAACTGGTATATTTTGATTATCAAATACTTCTTTAAAAATTATATTTATTCTGGATAGGACTATTTCTTTCTTTTCAGGTTTAGAATTTAAATCTGTTTGATTTGAGAAGATAAGAATATTAAATCCTTGATTATGAAGTTCTAACATTTTAGATTTTACATTTTCAAATACATATTCATAATCATTTTTATCTTTAGGATGAATTCTTTTTCCAATAGGTTTAATTAATGTATGATCTAAATCGAAACCGGTTACTTTAATACTGGGTGTTAAATGTTTTACTTTTAATTCAGAATAAATAATAGAATCAGTGGAAATCCATTTTAAACTCATTATATTTAAAAAGAATATTTAAATAACAAATCAATTTTTTTACACTTATAAATAATATATTTTTAAATATTATGGATAGACCTATTCTATTAATTACGTGTGGTCCGTTAGGAAGTGGAAAAAGTAGACTTCCTAAATACACCCAGGATTACTTGAAATTAAATAATACTCTATTAAATAAGAATAAAACCAATTATTTATTAATAGACGATTATGTATGCGAAAATAAAAACTTTTAAAAAGAGATAGATAAAGTAATTAAAAAATATAATATTAAATCTTATAAAGACCTAAATAAAGATATTATAGAAAAATTCAATCAAGTATACTTTAAAATTCGTTTTGAAGAAGAAAAATGTGTTGATGAAAAAAATTAACCTGCGGACAATATCTCAATTATATGTTTTCCAAAAGTCTTTTTGAAAAGAAAAACGTGGTATTTGAAACTAATGGAACATATTTTTGTTCATGGATATTTGATTATTTTGGTTGGTACCTAAAAAAAATAATTATCAAATCATTATGTACTGGAATGTCCTTCCAAGAAATATTTTAATTAGAAGAATAAAAGATAGAACCAAATACAACTTGGAAAAATATTTACAAAAATATAAAGAAATACCACCTAGAATACCATTATTAGATAAAGAAGAATATTTAAAAATATAAAGGATATTATAAATGTATTTGAGGTTGTTTGTCAAAAACCTAAATATAAATCATATAATTTAAGATTATTAGTTTTCGATAACGAAAATTTAAAACACAGAATAATATATGACAACCAAAAAAGAGGTAAAAAGGCAGGAATGAAGGCAATTTCTAAATATTTATTAGTCAGTGATTAATTTGTCTGCTAATTCTATATCCCTTGAAAAAGTTTTTTCATTTATAAGAAATCTTACAGTTATAATTCCGGTAATTTGGGCCATTAAAACCGCAAATATAGCTATATCAATTTGCGTAACAGTAACTAGAACTTGTATGATATACCTAAGATTATTAATTAGGAACATTAGATTACCGTAAATTTGTAATTCCATTTTTTTAAAATCAGTTATGACTTTTTTATCCGGATTATAAATATTAAATGTTAGGATTGGGAGACCTAAATCTTCAATTAGAACTTCAGTGATTTGTATGACTGAAATAATTAATAGAAGTAATCCATATTTCCTCCAAGTGTCAATCTTAATCGATATTAGTACAAAATTCTCCTGGGGTCCAAATCTAAAATAGTGAGACTCAGAACCTAAATAGAATATTATAAAGAAAAGGAAACATAGAAGGATTAAATTTGCCGTTAAGGCAAATTGTATTTTCTTTTTTGGTGTCATAGTTAATGAAACATTGGAGATTTATGAATTTCAATTTTTAAAATCATAATGATTTAAGGATTTAAATATATGTATAATTTAAATGAGTAACTTCACCGAACAAGATTGGGAACCATTGATTATTCG